CCGTGGCGATTGATCGTCCTAAAAAAAATGGGCAGAGCAACGGGGCGGATTTTCCCAACTGTGTAGCTTACGGGAAGACAGCCGAAAGCCTCGCTAATTACGTTCACAAAGGCGAAATGGTCGGGGTGACGGGGTCCATCCGGACAGGAAGCTACACTAAAAAGGACGGTCAGAAGGTCTACACAACTGACGTAGCCGTAACGAGTGCTCAATTTTTGAATCCGAGACCAAATGGCGGTCAAAACAACAACGGATATCAAAATGGTAACCAAAACAACGGTTATCAAAACAACGGAAACGGTTATCAAAACAACGGATATCAAAATAATGGCGGATATCAGCAACAGAATACGTCAAACTCGCCCAATAATGGCGATTTTAGCCAAAATAATGCGCAAAATACGCAATATGGGTTTGACGAGAACGATTTACCGTTCTAACTAGTAAGCAGGGCGGGAGGGTAGGAAAATGATAGGAAATCCAAGAACTATTATCAAGTGGTTATTTGAACAAGCTGAAAACAAAAAGTTTGAAATCAAGGAATTGAAACCTAAGCGATCATTGACCGCAAACGCTTATTATTGGGCGCTGCTTAATCAGTTAGCGAACGTTCTCAGGTTTGATAACCAGAAGCTGCACTTCATGATGTTACAAAGATATGGGCAGTACGAAGTTGTCAGCGTACTGTCAAGCATTGATGTAAAAGGGTATTTCAGATATTACGAACCTATAGGACACGGGTTCATAAACAATAAAGAATTTACTCACTACAAAGTGTATAAAGGCAGCTCCGAGATGAACTCTAAAGAGTTTTCCATCTTGCTTGATGGATTGGTCAGCGAATGCAACGAACAGAGTATAGCGACCTTAACGAAGAGCGAAAGGGAGCAGCTACATTTTATTGAAGGGTGTGATTAAATGGAATTTTGCATTATGAATGACAATTACCCGTTTTGGCGGAATTGTCGAGAACCTGGACTTTGTCGGCATGAAATTTTTTTCGGAACTGGAAACAGAAGGCTATCGATTGAAGATGGTCTAGTGGTTTTCCTCACACCAGAGATGCACAACATGACGAATTACGGAGTGCATTTTAATCGTGACTTTGACTTGAAGCTAAAAAAAGCAGGCGAACGGGCATGGATTGATTATTACGGTAAGAGCAAAGAAGACTTTATCAAGCGGTACGGAAGGAATTACCTTTAAAAAAAGGGGGATGCGTATGTTACAGCACAGTTTCTCGGTTGAGGTTGCCAAGAAGTGTGGCGTCAACGCTGCAGTCTTGTTCACTAACATTTCTTTTTGGGTCGAACATAACAAAGCTAACGGAGCAAACGAACACGATGGCAAGTATTGGACGTTTAATAGCATGCAAGCATTCACAACGCTTTTTCCGTATCTATCAAAACGTCAAATCGAAACGGCTCTTAAAAAGCTAGAAAACGACGGACTGATTGAAACAGGGAATTATAACAAGCTCCCTTTTGATCGTACAAAGTGGTATACGATAACCGCCAAGGGCTATCGCATTTCACAAAAATGTGAAATCGATACAACATCAATGCAAAATGACATTTCACCAAAATGTGACACGAATAACGCAAAATGTGAAATGACATCTCACCAAAATGTGACACCAATACCATATATAAACACAGATATAAATACAGATGTAAACACAGATGTAGTCGTTGGTACTAATTTGGTTAACATAGCAGAACAAACGACGGACGGTGGCGGCTTCACTAAGGTAACTCAATTTTATCAAGATAACTTTGGGATGCTTAGCAGCTATCTTTACGATGACATCAGGCAGACGTATGACGATTGGAAGCAAAAATCGGGAGAACCCGCAGAGATCATGATCAAAGCTATGCAGATAGCTCTTGAAAAGAATGTCAGAAACTGGAGATTTGTCTCTAAGGTTCTGCTGAACTGGGAAGACAAAAAGCCACAGACGTTAGCTGATGTAGAAGCGCTAGAAAAAGAACATGGAAGACAAGGACAACAAAGGAAGACGTTGGCGGAACAGACTGAAGAAGACCGCAAGTTTAACGAAACATACGGATATTTCGCCGATGACTAGGAGGGAAAAGAAATGAAAAGCGTAAGTGATGTTTTAGGTGCTATAAAAGCGCCACCGAAGGAATGCGGGGCCGCTTATCAAGCGTGGCTAGATACTCAAGCAATGACGGACGAGGGAAAGAGGGCGTTCCTTGACAAGAAAGCTGAAGAAGCAACCCAAGCGGCATTAAAGCAGATCATGATTCCGAAGACATGGGGCAAGAGCCTGTGGTCAGGCGGCAAAGAGGTTAAATTCTCTTTTTCTGATTGGAATTATTCTAAGCAAGAAAATCAAGGACTCGCAAAGCAAGTGGCAATTCAAGCCAAAACGTTAAGCGACCAGCTCAAAACCGATAACTTCAACGTTGTGCTTCTTGGCGGTGCCGGGGTCGGTAAAACATCACTTGCGATTGCGATGATTACTGCTTTGAGAAGAACTGGCAAAAGTGCAATGGTGATTTCGACAACGGAGCTTGTATCAAAGCTAAATCGTTCATACGATTTCAAGGATGCTCAAAGAGAGATTGCCAAAGTGGAGCAAGGAGCATATGACTGTGACGTGCTTCTGCTTGACGATTTGGGCACGGAAAGCGGCGGTCGAGTAAAAGAAATCAGAACCGATATGTACGACCTGATGTATCGGATTTCCAACGCAAGAACGAATAAGACAACGATTATCACTACAAACAACACTCCAGCAGAACTTGGCAAAATCTATAGCGAGAAAATCGTAAGCCGGTTGTTGCCGAAACGGAAAGAAAAGTGTATCGATATGCACGGGCTGAAAGACGTAAGGGGGCTATAGCATGATAATCAGACAAGTTTATAATCACGAATACGCTAGCATAGTCGAAACGGACAGCAGCTACCTGTTCTTTAACGGTCAAAGCATTGAGGCTTTTGAGGTTGGTGAAGAACTGGCTGCCCCTTGTGAGCCATACAAAATCCTGATGAAATGGAACATCAGCAAAGCGGTTGAGAACATGATCAAGGGGGTATCTGATTGAAATTTAGAAAAGCCAATGGCGGTTGCCTGGTATTAATTGCATTGAGCATTTGGTTTAGCCTTATTTGGCTCTTGTGCCGGTGGTTAGTAGGGGGGTAGGAACATGCGAATTACCAAAGATTACGGACTGACCGCATCCAAACTAGAGCATGATCTGCTGGCAAGGCTAAACAAGGTGTACAAGCCGGTGAAGAAGACGGTCAAGCATAAACCTAGAAGATACACTCATATTTGGAAGAGAGGACTGATCAAACTTTGCAAAAAGAAGTGAAACCGTATCAGGTAGATTACAAACGAGATGGCGTGGTAAGCAACATCGTAGTGCTTGCCAGCTCAGTCGAAGAAGCACTGGAGAAAGCAAGAAAAGAGTTGGAGGAAGAAGAATGAAATATAAAATCACATGCAGAGCATATACGTACTCAGGTGAATGTCCCCGACTTAATGAGTACCTTCGAGAAATCGAAGCACGTTTTTTTGAAATCGAAAATGGTTTTGTTGGCATTTGGACTGAGCGAAACAGAAATCAGGAGCCTGACATTTCCGTTAATGTCAAAGATGTGCTTACGATTGAACGGATTGATTAGGAGGGGAAAATGGATTGGTGCAAAGCATTTATGTGGATAGCGTCAATATGTGCGTTTACGGCACTGTTTTTTGAACGTTTTTTGCCGCAGATTGTAGTTGCGACACTTGCATTTGTGGGAATCGCAATCTTGGTTGTAATAGTGGTATTTTTGATGGATGGGGAGTGACTGAATGAGAATCGTATCAAAGGATGAGCATTTTCGAGAAAGCAAAAAAGCACTGATGCGGTATCGCGTGTTGATGGAAAAAGTAGTAAGAATGGAAGAGCGACTGGCACAGATTGACCGTGATCTGATGTCGGTCAAATCTCCGGCACTGAGCAGTGAGCCTAAGGCGTCGGTCCGGATTACGCTCGAAGACAAGCTGATTCGCAAGGACGAGCTTGAAAGTAAAATCAACTCGACACTGAAATTCGCCAGACAGAATCGGGCTGACATTATGCGGTGCATTGACGCTCTCGAGAATCAGAAGCAGGCGCTGGTGCTTGAGCGGTACTTTATCGATGGCGTCACGCTCGAAACCATCGCTGACGAAATGAACTATTCGTATGAGTACGTCAAGCAGCTTTATGTCGCCGGTGTCAAGTCGGCCGTTGTCAACTGGTAGTACCCAATTTGTACCCAATCAGTACCCAATCAATAACCTAGAAATGATGTATGATGATAGAGTGAACTAATGCATTTTGAAAGCAGGGATTCCCCCTGCTTTTTATTTTGCCCAAAAAGGAGGTGGCGATGGTGGTTAAAAAAGCGAAGCTGACGCTCAAACAGAAACGTTTCTGCGATGAATTTATCATATCCGGCAATGCGACCCAGGCCGCTGTCAAAGCCGGTTACTCAAAAAAGACGGCAGGAGCAATGGCTACTGAAAACTTGAAAAAACCAATGATTAAAGCCTATTTGGACAAACGGCTTGCTGACATCAAGTCCGAAAAGACCGCTGATATGGAAGAGGTCATGGAGTATCTGACGTCGGTCATGCGTGGCGAGGAAACAGAATCGGCCGTGACGACAAGAGGCGTCGTTGTTCACGGCGTTGAAGTTTCAGCCAAAGACAGAATCAAAGCAGCCGAGTTAATCGGGCGCAGAAACGGCGCATGGACGGACAAGAAAGAAGTAACGGGAGTCATGGATATTAACGTCGGGGTCGGTGATTACGATGACGACGGTTAATCTTAATTTTCCGAAGCCTGCCAAAGTCTTTAACAAACAGATTTACGACAACCTATTCGACTATGATCATTTCATCGAAGTCTGGTACGGTGGTGCCAGCTCGGGCAAATCGCACGGCGTCGTGCAGAAAGTCGTGCTCAAGGCGTGTCGTAAGTGGCCATATCCTCGAAAGGTACTGTGGCTTCGCAAGGTTGACCGTACAATCAAGGATTCAATTTTCGCTGACGTTCTCGACTGTCTGTCACGATGGCAGCTGCTGCCGTTGTGCAAGGTCAATCAGACCAACTACACAATTAAACTGCCGAACGGTTCGCAATTCCTTTTCAAGGGGATGCAGGATCCGGAACGAATCAAGTCCATCAAGGGCTTGTCGGATGTCGTTATGGAAGAAGCGTCCGAATTCACACTCGACGATTACACACAGCTGACATTGCGTCTGCGTGAACCCAAGCACAGACAACGCCAGCTTTTCTGTATGTTCAATCCGGTGTCAAAGGTCAACTGGACATACAAGCAGTGGTTTGCGCCTGACGCCGAATATGATTCGTCACGTGTTGCCGTACACCACAGTACGTACAAAGACAACCGCTTCCTTGACGCAGACAACATTGCGACGATTGAAGCGCTCAAGAAAAACAACCCTGCGTACTACAAAATTTACACGCTCGGCGAGTTTGCAACGCTTGACAAGCTTGTCTTTCCAACGTACGAGAAGCGCAGGTTGCATGCTGACGCACTGTCCGAGATGCCATCCCTTTTCGGTCTTGACTTTGGCTACATCAACGACCCTAGCGTGTTCATTCACGTCAAGGCGGATATCAAGAACAAGAAACTGTACGTGCTTGAAGAGTACGTCAGAAAAGGCATGCTCAACGATGAGATTGCCGGCATTATCAAGCGTCTGGGTTACCAGAAAGAAGTCATTACGGCTGACGCTGCCGAAAAGAAATCCATTGCAGAAATCAAGCGGTGCGGGATTGCCCGTATCAAGCCGGCAAAGAAAGGCCCCGACAGTATCGTCCAGGGCATAGGCTTTCTGCAGCAGTTTCAGTGGATAGTCGATGATCGTTGCGTCAAGACGATCGAAGAGCTTGAGAACTACACGTGGCAAAAAGACAAGAAGACGAACGAGTATGTCAACCGCCCCGTTGACAGTTACAACCACTGCATTGACGCCATCAGATACGCTGTTGAGCCAGTCAACGGCAGCAGTGCCCCGAAAGGCGTCGGTATGCGGAATTTCTTATTTTAGGATTAGGAGGTGCTACAGTGACAAATTTATACAGACTGGAAAACGGACTGCTAGTTTTTCCACGTGATGAAGCTATCACGTACGAGGTCGCACGCAATGCCGTTGACGGTTCGATGGTTTCCGGCAGTGCGGCGAACGGACTGACGGACTACAAAGCCAAAATGAGACTGTACCTGGGCGACCATGACATACTGCATGAGCATAAGCGAGCAGAGCATACAGGTCCGGACAACCGTCTGGTGGCCAACATCGCCAACTATTTGGTGGACACGTACAACGGCTACTTCATGGGGATTCCGCCTAAGATTACGCTCGATACTGACAAACAGAACGACGAGCTGCAGGAATGGAACGACGCCAACTCTTTCTTAGACAAGCTCAACGAACTGAGCAAACAGTGTGATATCTACGGCCGTTCGTACGCCATGGTCTATCAGGACGAAGACGGCTATACGTGCGTTGCGGTGATTCCGCCGACGGAAGGTGTCATGATTTACGACGATACCATCAACCACGGACGGCTTGCTTTCGTCCGGCACTGGACAGTCAGCGGCGATACCGGTACAAGATGGTGCTATGAAGTTTATACGGCTGACACCATTGACGGCCGGCAGACTGATGAACGGTCTAACATTTACGGGCTGGTGCCGGCAGTCGAATTTTACGATACAGAAGAGCGGCTCGGTTTGTGCGATAACGTTGCAACGCTTATCAACGAACTCAACGACACGCTTTCGAGCAAGCAGAACCAAATCGAATACTTCGACAACGCTTATCTCAAGATTTTCGGCATTGATTTGGACGCTGATGAAGACGGCGTGCCGGACATTGATCTGGAACGTCAGCGGATTATCTACAGCCCTGACGCCGATGCCGTTAATGCACAAATTGGTTTCCTGGAAAAGCCCGATGCCGACGGCATGCAGGAACACCAAATTGACCGTCTGACTAATCTGATTTATCAGATTGCCAAGGTGCCTAACCCTAACGACGACAGCTTCTCCGGTAACGCCAGTGGTGTTGCCATGCAGTACAAAATGCTTTCCATGCAGAATATGGCTGCCAGCAAAGAACGCAAATTCACTCGTTCTCTGCGCAAACTGTATCGCGTTGTTTTCAGCTTGACGGGCTATCCTGACGCCTGGAAGGACCTGACGTTCAAGTTCACGCGCAATCTTCCGGATAACTTATCTGAAGAAGTCACGGACGCCAAGAATCTCGAAGGCGTTGTTTCGAAGGAAACACAGCTTTCAGTGCTTTCCATCGTTGACGATCCTAAGGCAGAGTTGGAGCGCATGCAGAGTGAAGAGGACGAGCGCATGCAAAGCGCCGTATCGTTAGTGGACATGAACAGGAACGGCGGTGACGAAGATGACGTACTGGGACAAGAGGCAACAGGATCAGAAGAAGTACATCGAGCAGAATCTGAAGGACGATAAAGCTTTCAGCGCAAAGCTCGAAAAATACTACGAGCGTACGATTGCAGAAATCAACCGCGACATCAAGTCCGAGCTCTACTCTTTCGCCGTGCGTGACGGTATCAGTTATGCAGAAGCAAGGAAGAAGGTCAGCAAAGCCGATACCGCTCTCTACAAGAAAGAGGCGGCTGAGGTGGTCAGACATGCAAGCGAGTTGCGCAAGCAGGGCAAACATGTCAGCTATGCAGATTACAGTGATGAAGTCAACGAGCGCATGCGACTATACAACGTGGCCATGCGCATTAACAGGCTTGAGTATCTGAAAAGCGTTATCGGCATGCGACTGGTTGAGCTGGGGGCTGATATCAACGCCGAACTCAACGTCAAGCTTGACGCAGATACCAGAAACGAATTCCAACGTCAGGCGGAATTCCTGATGGCAAATGACGCCGGTTCCGCCATGGACTGGTGGACACAGTCGGCAGTGCAGAAAATCGTGATGGCCAGTACAGGATCTGGAACGTATTCAAACAGGCTATGGACAAGCATTGACGCACTCAAGGCACGCCTTGAGACCACGCTTGCACAGGTGCTTATAGGCGGACAGAACCCGCGCAAAGCGGCTCAGCAGTTAAGGGCCGTTGTCGAAAAGGACGTCGGCAATATCAAGCACATTACAGAGCGTATAGCACGGACAGAATCCGCACGGTGCCAGACACAGGCGACGCTTGAATCTTTTGACCACTACGGTGTTGAGTGGTGTCAGTGGACGGCGGAACCAAATGCGTGTCCGACGTGCGCAGAACATGCCAGGCATGACGATGGTGTGTACCGTGTCAAGGACGTGCCTACGCTGCCTGCGCATCCTAACTGTCGGTGTGCACTGTCTGCGTACTGGAAGAAAAGGGAAGAACTGTCGCGTGATGAAATAGGAGCAATAAAGAGTTATAAGAGTTCTGAATCATATAAAATCAACTATGCATTAAGGCATAAAGAGAAACTTAGTGAAGCACAAAGAGATTTAGTTACGAATTTAGATAATGCGATTGATAAACTGCCTAAGTATTCTGGCAAGCCCCCTCTTTATCGTTCCTACAGTAACGGTTGGGGATTTGATGTTGAAAAATTCGCCGCTAAAGTAGTAAATACGGGAATATTAAAGGATTTAGGTTATTTTTCTACTTCAACGGATGTTTATGACCCGAACGATGATCTGAGAGTTATCATCTTAAAAAGTAAATCGGGAGCAGTTTTAGGAAAATACGATACAACCGGAGAAAAAGAAGTTCTGTTTCCTAGAAATGCAGTTTTTAAAGTGGTAAAATGTTACACCGAAAGACGTGAAAATGATAAAAAGGTTCCGATTATCGAGGTAGTAGAAAATGAATAAGAAACCGTATTCTGACAGCAGATGGCACGACGCTGATTTTGAAACTGTAATGAACCTTAAACCGCTTAAGCACTCAGAAGAGTATAAGAAAATGGCAAAAAAGTTTTTGAGTGAACTGTACGGTAAGGAATTGAAGGATGAAGATTTGCCGGAAGAACTGAGACCTGCAAAAACGAATGACAAAGACAACGAAGACGACAAGTAGCAATAGTATTCAAGACGGACCAACCGTCTTTTTTTATGCCCTTTTTCCGATTTGCAGGGCTAAAAGAACAACCGAGACTACAGGCTCCCAGGCCTTAAAACGCGAGGTACATCATGGATAACGATGCAACAGTAACAGATACAGTAGCTGACGTAAAGGCAACGGCAACTGCCCCGGGACAGACGGCTGACGAGCCGGAAAAGACTGAACCGGAGCAAAAGAAAGTTGACGCTGACGAGATTGTGAAGAAACTCCAGAAACGAATCGGGGCAGAGCAGTCCAAGAAGAACAGCTACAAGCAGCAGCTGGAAGAAGCACTTGATAAAATCAAGCAGCTTGAATCCGGCAAATCAGTTAAAGAGCTGTCCGACAAGGATAAGGCTAAAAAGGATACAGACGAGAAGGACAAGCGAATCGCGGAACTCGAAGCGCAGATTGCGCATCGCAAAACGCTTGACGAGACAGATCAGGTTCTCCGCGATTCCGGGCTGTCGGTCCCGTCTGACGTTCTCGGCTTCCTTGTCTCAGACAACGCTGATACGACATACGCAAATGTCAAGGCCTTTATCGACTATACGGAATCAGTTAAGGATTCTGTGCGTGAGGAATTCCGCAAGGGCCACACACCGCGTATGTCCGGTAAAACGGTCAGAGAAGTGACGCAG